GCTTCTTTGTTTTCCGTGATGACAGCTTTCAAATACTGCTCGTAATCTGAATTTGTGAGCTTGTCTTTGAGCCCATTAACCGCACCCATGGTCAGTTCATTTTTCTGATCAAGCAAAATCAAAGTATTCAAAGCGCCTTTGTCTGATTTTTCAGCGCCAGGCTTGTCTGCATCAGGAGCAATCCCAAGGATTGTTTCAGCTTGTTTACGTTTTTCTGGCGTATACCAATCCTCATCAAGCAGCTCTTTATGCGCTGTCAACGCGGCATTTCGTTCGTCCGCGTTACCACGATCAATATTGATTATGCTTTTGAATTTGTCTTGTAGCGCATCATTCTCAGCTTTCTCGTCTGCTTCTTTGCGCTGACGCTTGTCTGTGTCCATTGCTTTTGCAAGCGTCAAAAGCTCGCTTATAGCTTTCTGCCGCTTGTCTGGCGCCAGCTGGTTAAGAGCGCTATTCAGCACCGTGTCTGTTGACTTGCCATTCGCAATGTCCATTGCAACCTTTGTTGCGCTGTCAGCCCCTTTGAAAAGGTTCAATGCTGTGCCGCGCACAATCTGGTCGCCGTAATCATCAAACCTGGTGGCTACCGCTTTTGCGTCAAACAATCCGCCCGTGCTACCGCGTTGCAAGACACCGCCATATTTTGGGTTTTCGTTCACGGCGAAAATACTGCTAAAAGCTTCAGCTCTAGCATCGATATCGGCGGCAGTATCTGTAGCAATTGATATTGCACTTTTTGCTTCAGTATCTAGGTTTGCCCTACCCATATCGGTAATGCGTTTATTGTTCTTATTGCGGAAATCAATAATTGCTGCGCCCATTAGCCGTTGGCTTGATGCCATAAATGAATTTCGCGCTAACTTGTTTGACAAAAACGGCTGGTTGCTTGCACTCAAGCGTTTGCCCGTCATAAAATTTTTGACTACGCCTTCAAATCTCTCAGAAATGTTTTGCTCAGCTGCTACTGGGTCATCCGACTTGAGCGCTTCTAGGCTCATCTCTTGTAAGTCCAATTGCAGCTGTGTTTCTGCCTCTTGCAATTGGGATTTGGCTTGGAGCTTTTGTTTCTCCATACCAATATCAACTAGCTTTTCGCCCACCTTTGCTAATGCGAGGCCAGGCGCTGCCATAGCGCTAGGGCTAAGCTGCGCTGTTAAAAACCGACCGCCTCCAGCGTTATTGAGCTGAAGCTTTCGTTGATAGGTAGGGACACGCATGCAATAACTCCTAAACTAGGCAAGAGATGAGAACAGAGAGCCCATAGCGCCAATCCGCATTGCCTTCGCTTGTGCTCTAGATTCATAGGCAGACAACTCACCTTTCAACCTTGCGTTCACACCTTCTTCACGCGCGTCACTAGCATCACGCGCTGCATTTATCTTCATGGTCTGGATGTCTTTCTCAGCTTCCAGGGCATTGTTCATAGCTACATCTAAAGCTGTGCCGCTAGAACCAACAACGCCGTTGAAACGCATTGCCTGGATGCTTGAGTCATTTAGACTGCGAAATTGTTCGCTAAATCGCAATGCTTCTTGTGAGGCTTGGAAAATACGCATTTCGGCTTTTTGCTCTGCGACTTTCTCGTTTCGCTCACCGATCTGCCTGTTGTACTCGCCGGCGCTTTCCATGGCGCTTGCTGCTTGCATTTGCCCCGCGGCACTAATCACCCCACCAATCGCTTGCAGACCTAGAGTTTCTATACCCATTAGCGTACTACCCTTGCAAATCTAATGTAGTCATGTTTGTCCGGGGTGTATGAACGCATGACGCCTTCCTCCTCCATCCCCAGGAACTTGGCCCATCTTCTGGCTTTGGGCCAATCTTCGCGCACATTCGCTTGAACGCGGTGCAGATTATATTTTTCCATCCACTCAGGCAGACCCTTAACAAGCGCCCGCGTGATCTGGATGTCAAAGTCATACATATGTTGACTGCCTAAAAACCAGGCTTCGGCTACCCCTTCCCATATCGGAAAGATGCCGGCGCATGCTATCACCCGGCCTTTGTCTACACCTGTGAAGGCCCAATCTGGCAAGACCATGCCTTCAACAAATTTATCGACTGATTCTGATGGCCTAATTCGCTCATCATGAACCCCACCCTGCAAGATCAACCGTGCGTGGTTGGCCTCGAAATCGATTATGTCCATTACCTATCAAACACCGATACTGTGAAATACAGCCCCAAAATTGACATTGGCAGCGGCTGATCCTGCTGCACGACGATGGTCGTATCGGCATCAAACCCGCCGGCAAACTCTATAAATTTGTCGCCAGTAAATAGACCGACATTCGACCCCATGCCGGTGGCTGAGCTACGGAATGGCACAATGTCCAAGGCTGATACGCTTGGTCCTACTTTCATGCCAATTGTCCGGTATAGCCGCACCGTCACATCTGAAATTCTTTTTACTTTGCCTTGGGCTGATCCTAGCTGGCTGCCCTCATCGATACGCAATGTCTCTACCCGGCTGATAAAATTAAGGCCGGCATGTACCTTGGCAGCGTAACGATCAAGCGTTACCTCGCCGCTTGATACGGTTTCGTTTGGGTGTGTGGCCCCATCCGCTAGGATTGATACGTCTTCTGCTTCTAGGTGGCTCAGCCCGCCAAGCCCGTTGATGACTTGCGTAACAGTGTCGCCGCTAGTGTGAGCTGCTGCTGCGCCTTCTACGGCGCGAACACAGCCGGTCAGATCATTGCTGCTTTTGCCGGTGTATGTGATGACCTCTGTGCCAATCTTGATTGCTCCAGACGTTGTAAAGTCTGTTGCATCTGTCAGCGTGATCGTGGTCGCTGCGTTAGTGATGTCACCGTTTAGGGTGTTTGTGACCCCCTCGTAGCTCAGGCCACTATCGACAAAGAATGCGTCCGTTTCATCATCACCAAAGTCAAAGTTTTTGAGATATTCCACATAGCGTTTGGTCGCGCCATTGATCGTCCGCTTAACAATTAACCAGACCTGATCCTCATCGATATCGCCTGGTATTACTGCAACGCTCTCAACCTCAACGTCAGTACCGCCGAAAATATGACGATGCCATGCAACGACTTGTTCATCCCGCCGGTACGTCATGCAAGCCATGATGCCGTCAGCCCGGACGGTCCATGCCACGCTGTCCGGTTCTTGCTGGTACGCCATTTCTTCAATGCCGCCCTCTGTTACATGCTCAGCCAGGATAGTCATATCCGGCGCAACGTAGCCATCTGAGTCGGCATTAAATTGCATTTCGCGTATTTTGCGCTTAGCGCGCTGGATAAACAGCGTTGCGTTGCCGGCCTGGATTGGCTGCACATTGGCAGAACCAAACGATGTTTGTTGTTTGATCTGTGTGTTTGTAGGGTTCAACGGCTCATCAAAACCAGATGCCCGGACAATAAACTCGCCGCCTGATGTGCCAACCAACAGCTGACGCTGTGATGACAGATAGCGGATGACGTTTACCTCATTCGATCCGATGGTGTAGACCAATCCATCGTCACCGTCGGTGCCCCGCTCAAAATTCTCAAAATCGCCACCTTGGCTGAAAAAGATAGTTTGTGGCTGGGCCGTTGTGCCGGCAAGCACTAGGCGCTGTTCGTAAAACGCAATTGCGCGGGGCCAGCCTGTTGTGTCGCTTATGGCGCCCAGCTGGAAACGATTATCAGCAATCAAATCGCCATTGATGGTAAAACTGCTACCCGCTGATTCATCAGCTAAATCAATGCCGGGCGCTAGGGTTATGACAGTATCTGTCACATCAACAATAAGCATTGCGCTTTTATTGTTGCTTGATGTGCCTGATGTTGTAATGCGTTGGCCGGCCTTAAAGCCTTGATCTATAAAATTGCCGTCGCTGTCTTGGATCCGGTCGTTATGCTCTAGCCCGGTTGCGTCAGGGTCGCCCTCATGAAAACTGATTGTCGTTGCTGTATAGCCTGGCATTAGCTCAGAGCGGCCATCTGCAAGCTCTTGGACTGTAGCGTCAACAGATGTTGCGCTTGTGTATGACGTAATCTTCGCAAAGCCCTCATGGAGCTTCACCAGCCGCCCTACGTCCGTCGATGCAAACGTATTAGCTGATGCAGTGATAGTCACGCTCCCTGAGCGCCCACTGGCCGTTAACGTGGTGCTGGTGGCGTTGGTGTCGCCCATAGGACCGCGCGCCAAATCAACAGTAGTTATCGTCCATGTCGTGTGGCCGGTGCGCGTGATTTTGCGAGGCTGATAATCGGGGTGCACCAGGTACATGATATCAGCTGTCTGAGCAAATTTAAGCTCTGTCAGGTCAGCTGTGCGATAAGGTGTAGTAAATTCAACAGGGACACCGCTAGATACAACAATCCCGCCGTCTTTATAAACGCGGAAATATTGATCGCCAAACTCAAGGATGTATGACTGCTCGACGTTGAACTGAAACGGAATCAGCCTGGTCTGGTTGGCGCTTGTTTTGACCTCTCTAACAAATCTTGTGCCTGGCCGGCGGGTCAAGCCGCCATGGGGCTGCACAAGAAAGTTTTCCATGACCTTGGCCGCTTGGTCGTACCTTTGCAGCTTGGTCCGGCCAAACAGCCGTGGCGAGAGTTCACCGCCAGTAAAGCTTTCTTTGGCTATTGTAATCTTTGCCATTTGCTAGAACCTTGAAGCAATAAACTGGTCGCCTTCAGCGAACACCAGATTTTCGTTGTTCGTGACTAGCTCTGGGGTTCCTTCCGTTGCGTCAACAAAGCGCGCCTCTTTTAGTTTTGCTTCGTACTGTTTTTGCATTAACTGAGTGAGCTGGGCGCTGTTAACCAGGCTATAGCTAATATCCGCAGCCAGACGGGCTGACAGGGTTTCAATCAACAACATATCGTATTCGTTAGCGTCTGTGACCCGCGCAACATACATCAGCTTGATAGAGCTTTCGTTGGTGACGATCTTGCGGCCCTCAATCTTAAAGACTGTGTCTGGCTCTTCGAGGCGCAAAACGCGCAAGCAATAGGGTTCTGTTGGCAGTGTAAATTGGTAGGAAAAATCAAAGGCGGGGGTCGCCGTGTCGGCAGCTAGCGCCACCCGACGGATCAGGCAATTCCATGGGTGCGCGCGGAACACTGCGTCGCGCACATATTCATAGCGTTGGTTGCATATCCGCGCCGCTTTACTGTCTTCGGTCAGCGACAGAATGTTAGATGCGCCGATCATGTTCAGCGCAGAATTACAGATATCAACAGTTGATGCCATGGTCTGCCTCTAAAAAAGGGAAAGGGGCAGCTCGAAAGCTGCCCCAGGGTTTTAGTCAACCGCGTAGAGGACGGTCAGCTCAATGGTGCCAGTGCCGGCAGCGCCACCCATGGTGACAGTTACAGGCATGCCATCTTCATTGGCATCGACCTCTGTGCCTGAACCCAGAGCAAGGGTAGCCAAAACGTCTACCTTTTGCGCTGAGGTTGAAGCAGCAGCGGCTTTGTAAGCAGCAGCAGCGGCTGACACAGCTGTACCAGATGCGTCAGTGTGGGCTGCATAGCCTACAGACAGGGTTGTTGATGCGCCAAGAGCATCATGCGCCAATGAACCTTGGAGCAAGCGCGCGCCGTCAGGCAAGATGAACATTTCAATGACATCACCAGATGCCAATGAAGATGCTTCATATGTGCCATGAGCAACGCGAACCCGACCACCTAGTTCGTTGGCCTTGTTCTTGACGATAGGAGTAGCGCGAGAATTAGTGCGCTGAGCAGAATAAACTGTAGCCATAACTCACTGCCTCCTTATTCTGAGCACTTGATCTCAATGACTTTTGCTTCTTCCATGCGGGTGGCCCCGATGGTTTGGCAGTAGTACACTTGAGTCGCATAGCTCTTGTCAGCCCGTTCATCGATTCTAGCGGTTGGCTCTTTACCTACCGCCAGTTTCATCCCATCCTGCGCCCATGCGAACACGCGGCGGTCAGATGAGCCATCAACAGGCAAACGGTTAGTTACGATAAAGCGGAACCCGACAAACGAATCAATCGCACCAGTTGCCAAGGCGCGTACCGTGTTATAGTCAGCGCTGGTTACTGTGGTGTTGTTCAAGAGATCAGAGATCTGCTTCGGTGAACACGCGATAAAGCGTGGGATGGAAGGATCGACATTACCTTCGTCAAGCTTCTGCTTGGCTTCCACCAGCTTCGCAATTGTCAGACCACCAGAAGAGGCTGCAATTTGGTTAGCTGCCGGGAATGAAGTGGCTGTCGAGCCGCTCCGGCCTGTTTGAGCATTGCCGTACAGAGCTGCAATGATAACGTCGTCCATTGCGCGCCCCATAGCAGCGGCAGCTGCACGGGCATAGGTTGATGTAGGATCAATCAAAAGGCGAACCTTGTCCTGATCGTCAATCAAATCACCATATTCATAGTCGGACAGGGTTACCATCCGGCGTGAATGTGGGGTGTCAATCAGCGGAGTATCCGCATGACGGCTTGTACGCAGGACAGCAGCAGCGCTACCTACCTGGTCAAAAAATGCCTTTTCACCGTTGACAGTTTCTACATCTACCGCTGAACGCAGCAGAGAACCCATTTGCTGAGACAGCATTTGGACGTTTGTAGAAAACTGATCAACAAAGGCGGTATTGATTTGTGTACTCATCACATACCTCATTTGTTACACAATTTTTACGATGCTGCGCTTGGTTGTCTGACTAGGTCAGGCCATGCTGCTAGTTGAGCTAGCTAGTCTGCCTTTCGCAAAGGCTTACGCTGAGGGGCACAAGGCTTATCCCCAGATTTACACCCGTCTTAGCGGCCCAAGGAGATTGAACAGCTGATTGACCCGCGTTACCGCACGGTCATGGTCGGGGTGATCTTTGAGGTAGTAGGCACTGCCCTGGGTCAGCAACGAAGCGCGTTCCTGTTCCAGCTGGGCGTTGGAAACGCCTGGCTCACTGTCCCTACCACTAAATTTGTCTTCGCCTAGCCGGCTATCCATAAATTCCGCAATATTGATCAAAGCATTGATAAATTGCGGGTGCTCGCCAAGCTTGGTGCCGTCTTGCAAAGTGACCTCTGTCATATCGCCAGCGCCAAATTCTTCGAGCACTGAGTTTGCCTGCGATAAAACACGCTTGGCGCCTTCTTCGCCATAGCGCTGTTTTAGGTCGTAATCCAGCTCTGCATGCAGCTTTTCGCGGTGCGTTTCAATCTCTTGGATTGAGCTGGTCATGCGCTCAGCATACATACCAAAAAGCTTGTTGGCCTGGGTTTCGCTAAGCCCGATCTGGTGGGCTGTTTCAGCAAACCAACCGACGCCATCAGCATCGACCAGGTCATTAGCCTCTAATTTGTAACCGGATGGCTCTGCTGGCCGGCCCAGTTTGTCATAAACCATATTCCAATCATCATCCGTCGCCGCTTTGCCGGGGATCGGAATCTTGTCCGCACCGATAAGCTTTTGGCCGTTGATGACTGTCTTTGCCATCGAATTGATATCTTTGAATGACGCAATCGTCGGATCAGCCAGATATTCCTCATCAATATGCTGGCGAAAGTCAAAAGGGGTTGATGGTGCCGCTGTATCTACAGACGGTGCCTGCCCGGCCTCTTCGACCGGAGCCTCCGCTACCTGTTCTTCGGACATATGATTTACTCCTTGTTTGTTGGTGCCTGTTTGTCCTCAAGCATTGAGTGAATGAAAAGCAGAACTGAGCGCTGCCCTTCGCGAAATGCCATCTCGTTAGTGTCTGGCACAAATGTCGTTGCCTTCATGCAGAACCGCTTGCCCAAGTCATCAAGCACGACATCCGCACCATCCGAATCAAACACGCGCTTATACGACGCATTGATTTCATCCATTGTCGGCATTTATTCCCCCACAAGCTCGCCCAGAGCGGCTTTAGTGTCCTCGCCGGCACTATCTACCGCCCGCAATGCTGGAGCCGCCTCACCGGCGCTCTGAGCGGCCATTTGGGCCATTTGCATTTGCTGGGCCTGTTCCATCTGCTGTTGCCTTTCAGCGCGCAGCTGGCCCACCTCAGTTTCGCCACGCACCACTGTTGCCGGCACGTTGGTGACCTTGATGATGTGTTTAGCCAGGCCGTCGATATCCAAATAATCGACCACAGACGGATCAACTTGCATAAGCGGGCCAAGGAACTGGAACAGCTGCATAGCAGACTGGACATCGCCAGAGCGCTGTGCTTTGGCGAGAGGTGACACATATTCGATGTCGATATCCATGTTCTGCATAAAGTCAGGCGGTTCAACAAAAACCCTCCTACGGCCAAGCAACGCAAAGACGCGGTTGATCATAGGATGAAGCAGCTCCGCCTGTAGTCTTCCCAGAGCAGGGGCCAATAGCCTCATCTTTTCTTCGGTGCGCTGAATGACCTCTGTAGCAGTCATGTTCGGGCTAGCGCCCAAGATCAACTGATCTACATAGAACGCAGCCCGGATAGCCGTGCGGCGCTGTTCGAGCTGCTCGCTGCCAAGCGGGTTGTTTGACCCGATGTTGAGCGGCTCAATGCGGTCTCTTGTGCCTGAGCGGTAGAAATTCAAGCCGCCTGGCACAGTCCTGACCGGCATATGAAAACCGTCATCCGGCACCATCAGCGGCGGGTGGATCTGCAACTGGGCAGCACGGATGACGGTCTCAGACATCTTATTGAGCATCTTCGTATCAGCGAGGGCGGTCATGGCGGGTGATCGACCATAACCATGCTCAAACGATGCCTTAAGGTATCGTGGGACCACATAGGGAAATTCATCAAACCCTGATTCCATCAGGATCATCTTGTCTTCATGATCAAGGTAGATAGACGCGAAAGGCTTATTTTCCGCGTTTAGCTTGATTTTATCCCGGTCTGTCCGGGGCATGACAACATGCAACAGCTCGATTTGCTCATACGGATCACGCTCGAAACATTTGCGGATGCGCGGGCTTGCGCCCTCTTCCCCAAATTGATCCATAGCCGCCTTGGCTGTGATCTTGTATTTGCGATAGACGGTGTCCACGCGGCCAAATTCATCCTCTGCAACATAGCATTCCGCAATATGCCGGGTGCTAAAGCGCAGTTGATCCTCTCTGTCGGTGTCAATAAACATGACAGCCGTGCCAAAGGTGATTAGGTCCGAATACAGCTCATGGATCGCCTCATGGAAATTAGACCGATGCAATTCGGTATACATCACCTCAGTAGCCCCGTGGAGCCACTCCTGGGCCATATCGTCATCCTCGTAGAGGCTGTCCGTATACCTCAGGCTAAACCAGGGTGTAGACGCATTGGTGAGCATGCCGTGAAGGCTAGCCGCCATCAGCTCAGCTGCATGGATGGCGGTGCCGTCAAAGATTAGCTCAAAGCGTTTATCCCCAGCGGTCCTGTTCTTCGTTATGTCCGCTTTCCGTGGGACGATGTAGTCAGCAATTTCTTGCCAATGCGATTCCCAATTCGAGCGCTGGGTTTCCAGCGTATTGAATCGCTTTAGCAGTCCTGCTGCGCGTGGATCGTCTGCCATAGGGCCGTCCTTACTTGTTCATGCCCAGCAAACTAGGCTTTTGCGTTGGGGCATCATTCAACAAGCCAGAACCACCAGTGACCACGGCAGCTGCCTGGCCTTTTTTCTTGATAGCCTGATCCTGCACCCGGCCCTGCTCTTTCGCAGCATTCGGGGTAATAGGCGGTGGCGGTGGCGGTGGTGTTGGTTCCGGCGGGCTTTTTGATCTACCAAATACCATTATGCGGCTCCTATTTGTTCAAAAGGGTTGTAGTCCATTGCCGCAAAGCGTTGCGGCGGGCGACCATCCATTCGCGCCTCGCGCAGGCCGATAGCTAAATATCGGAACGCATCAGCAAAATGAGATGACCAATCGTGAACCGGGCTTGCTCTAAACGTCCGGTTTTTTTCGTTGTATGCGCGGTGGTACTGCCTCAAGGCATCCAGCCCGCTCTTGCATTTTTCGGCATCGAAATAGCAACGCGGGATCAGCAGCTGCGCCGCATGTATGCCGTCCTCGACGCTAAGCTTGGGCGTCACGCGAAAATTCAAACCAAGATCCCAGGCTATCTCACGCCGGCTTTTGCCGCTGCCTAGCTCCCGGACCTCAATATCGTGCGGCGCAAAGTGATCCCCATACAGGTAAGGCTTTGCTGCCAAAATCTTGCAATAATGCGGCAGACCTTCGCCGCGGGCCTCATAGCAATCAATCACATGCACAGCCCGGCCAATCGTTTGGACAAACCAAATCGCTGTCGAATCGCCTACACCCAAATCCCAAAACGTATGCACCTTGGCTGTCGGGTCATAGGGCACCCTTCCTATGCGCCCGTCTTCTAGAGCCGCTTGAACCTCTTTGCCAAAAATCGCACCTGGCACATTGGCTACCCAGCTGCATTCGTATTCCTGAGCAAACTGGTCAGCAGTCATCGCCTCTTTGGCAGACTGCAATTCCTCAGCATCTAGGATCTGTGTTTCGCTTGCCTTATGGACCGCCGTATACCATCCATCATTGACCACAGCCTGCTCGTACATCTCGTAAAAAGCGTTTTGGCCTTTAGGCGTACCGACAAAGAAACACCAGCCTTTACGATCAGAAAGCGCAGGACGGATAATCTCAGGAAAGACTGACTCCGGCATATCAGCGACCTCATCCATGAAGCAGCCGTCCAGATATATTCCTCGCAAGCTGTCCGGGTTTTCCGCACCCAACAAGCTAATCCTCGCGCCATTCGGTAGATCACAGCGCAGCTCCGTTTCATGAAACTTGGTATCCGGTATGTTGCCGGCAAATTGCTTCAAATAATCCCATGCCACAGCCTTGGCCTGGCGATATGTCGGCGCCAGATACGCATAGCGTGGGTTATCCCTTGGACAAAGTATCGCTGCCCTCAGTAGATGATTGATCGCCATCACTGTCTTGCCCATCCGTCGGTGGCAGACAATCACGCCCCATCGATGCGTGTCCAGGTTGGCATGCAGCTCCGCCTGTAACCGGCGAGGCTTGTACGGTATCACAATCTCCATCGTTAACCTTTTCCATCAACTCCGCATGCCGGCCATGGTGCGTACCGCGCAGGCCAGGCTCAACAACCCGCCAGCCGGCTAGCTCGAAAGCCCGGACCTCGCTATGGGGAACAAAGCGGAATGTGAGAGGGTTAGACACTCCAAAAGCCTATTATACGCTATAGAACCCTGCGCCCGGTCTTCGGGGTGGTAGGGGGGTCCGCCAGGGAAAACAGGCCCGCAAAAGTAGTACAGGCGTAGTACAGTCTGCCCGCGGCTGTGTAATATTTGAAGCAGGGCCTGGGCTAGCGTCCAGCGGGGCCCCGGCCTAACAAGCCGTTTCTCCGGGGCATGCCATGGGCTGGCCTCGCGCGCGTAGCTGGGTCACAGGCAGGACGCCTTATATACCATCAATGGCTGTGCTCTTGCTGCCTTCCATAGTCTTCGCTGCGTTCAGCTGCCCACCGATCAGCTTGCTGCACATTGCCAAACACAGCCAGCGGCTGCACCTTGTTACCATCAAGCAATCGCCTCAACTGTGCTTCGACAGTCATGCCTTGTCTATCAATGAGCTGCACACCCATCACGACACTTGGAACGACTTTCCACTTGCCGTCATGCTTCAGCGTTATAGTGTTTTCATGCGACATCAGCTGACCGCTACCTCATCGCCCTGCAACCATGTCAGGGTTACGCTCTTAGGCCCAGCTGCGTCCTCTTTCTTGTCACGCAATCCAAACGGCTGCGACCTAGCGAAAGTCCATTTCAAGCTATCGATCTCAAGCCGTCTACGCTGTACCTCAGCATTGACAACTTTGGCATCAAGCTCAGGCGGCAAAGGCGCTGTGGCTAGCTCAATGATGTGATCGCCGTAATACTCAGCCTGCAAGATCCTGGCCTTGTGGTACATATCCCACAGCTCATCATCAGCCTGCACAGCTCGCGTCACAGTGCGATAGGATGGCATCTGCTCATCACGGCAAATCGATACCAGGGTTTCGCCAGACGCAAGTCTACCGGCGATATCCCGCATCACCGTCTTTGTTACTTTGCGTTCTTTAGCCATGAATATCCTTCAATGAAAAGCCCGCTCTAGCCGTGGAACTAGAACGGGCTCAGCCCTTGGGGGCATTGGAGAAACCACATTTAGCGTGATTGTATCGCAAAGCTACCACATTTCGCGGCATTCGTCACTATCATTGACATAAAAAATCAAAGCACTTGGTAATACAGTCGTACCAGGGCGTCCTGGTAAGCCTGTTTGACCCTTCTAGGATCATTGAGGCCCAGCATTCTTGCTAGCTTAGACCATTGTGGCCCACGGGCTCTGAACGCCGCACTGTGGGCGACAGCCCAGACTATCCGTCTATCGTTCTCAGGCATGCCGCTACCAAGCCTCAGCGCATGATCGTAGTTGCTGATCTGCTTTGATGTAGGGCGCAGGATCGTGTCACCTTGTTGCGTCCATCCGTAGCCGTGCCAATCAAGCGGGTACTCAGGCCATGAGGCCAGCTTTTGCTTGCGGACAGCAGCTGGCAGTCGTCTATCAGTCATAGCTGCTTCGAGAAACAAATCGTGCAAATCAGCGATATCCATGCGCGCGCTCCATCTGTTTGACCCACAAGCGCCTTTCAAGCTCACTGAGGGCGTTGACAGACATAACTAGCTCTTTATACGCATCGACACTGTAACGGCGCCTGACGGCCTTCAAGACGCGATTAAGGCGCCAACCGTGTTCGTCGGCTTGCCTACGGCGCTTTCCTTCATTGTAAGCTGGCTTGGTATGCTTGATCGTGTCGCGAATCAAACGCCGCACATCCGCGGCACAGCTAGCTTTACTAGTGTTATTATTATTATTTTTAGTATCTAAAGCTAGCTTTACAGCTGGCTCCGTCGCGCTGGCTTCAGCGATTTTATGGGTATTTTTCATTTCGTCAACCCCCTTGCCGCGTTACGGCATGCTTTTTTGTTACAGACCAACATTCCATTACCCAAAATCACCCAGCCGCCTTGACCAATGTTATTCTGCTTTCGACAGACTTGGCAGGGCTCATATCCGCTATTGACTGTATGTGTTTGACGCCGCTTGTTTCGTCTAACCATTGCCATTGGTCCGCCATCCTTTCCCTGACATAGCGCTCAGTCAAAATGCCTGGCCTGCCCTGCCGCAAATGCTCAGGCCACCCATTCCTGGTCTCGTCATGCTCACGCTGCACCCGGTTCGCCAGCTGCACTGGGTCTATCCCGTGCTGCTCAGCAATGCGAAACAGCCCCCAACCGGCTTCGTACAGCCTGTTGATATCTTGCTGCGCCAAGCGCAATGCCGTTGCCCGCTTCATATCCAATGCACCGTGGTTGGGCCCGGAAAGTCCTGCTCCCAGACAAACCATGCGTAGGCCGTGGTCCCCTGCCCGGCTACCTCTTCATCACCGCGCCACAATGTCAGCCGCCGGCTGAACACATAGACACGCCGCGGCGGATACAGGCTGAACAGGCCGTCATACCGGCGCTGCCCTTCCAGAAAAGCCAGGCGCAACAGCCAAGCATGCTTAACCACACCCAAATTGATCGCATGACAAATAAACTGATCTGCCAGCCGATAAGGCGGGTTGGTCACCACACAGTCAGCAAGCCGGCTGTGCTCAAGCAGGAAATCACGCTTGCTTGTGCCGTAGCCAAAATCATTGAGATCCGTGCTGATGACATCATAGCCATGACGCTCGAACACCTTGGATATCGCGCCGTTGCCGCATGCCGGCTCCCACACATCATCACTGAATTGCTCATAGGCCAGCAAAGCCTCAGTCGCATCAGGCGGCGTCGGGTAAAAATCGTCTTTCTGCCGGCGGGTCATCCAGTACACTCCCCGCCGTCGGCTTGGCAAAAATACCCAGTCTCGTCCAGTATCCAGTCACCTTGCCGATCAAGCAGATCTGAAAGCTCAACTAAATTGCGGTCAAGGCGAAAGGGAAAACCTATTTCTTTTTCGATATTGATCCACCACTGGGCCCTGTCAGGGTGATGCCGGATCATGTACGCGGTCACAGCCTCAGATTTGAGAAAACAAAAATCACAATTACCGCTTGGGCATTTCCCTTGGTAATTCGGTAGCTGTAAATCAAACCCAAAAGCTAATTCTTGTTTGCTCCAAAACTCAGCTACGTCAGTCGCAAACGACATATCGTCGATCAACGGATACCAGTATGACCAGCGATCCTTGCTTTCGGTTTTAGCGCGCCGGGATTCGTCAGCTCTAATGCCTACCGCTTGTGTCCAACGATCCCAGCCTAGCTCTTTGGAAACATAACGCTTTATTGTCAGCATCTTCAGTTCTGTCGTGCAAAAGCGTTTCATTGGGCTGGGCATGTATCGCTTGAACCGCAACAGTTCAGCAAAAGGCTCGCCGTTCTCTGCCGCTGTGTCCCGGTTCACCACCCGATAAGACGGACCATTGTTTGTCCTGGTATATTCGAGCCAGGTTATTGGTACCCGCCACCGCTCAGAACACTCGTGCACAAAGTCCAGTGTTTCCGGCATTTCTCTGCCGGTGTTGGTAAACAAAACCCGGCATCTTTCCGGCAAATCGCCGTTTGCTTCCAAAATACGGTGAAGCATGTAAGCGCTGGTCCGCCCACCGCTGAAACTGATTTGCACGTTTCCATCAGGTAATTTGTAGGGATTTTTCATAGACCTAAATCCTTCAGTGAAACCTGGCTGTCGTCGCTCAGCTCATCCCACACCGAATCGAACTCTTGCCTAGACATTGGCGCTTTCGCCTCAGCGACGATCTTGACCGGGCGCGCTTTCAAAACCCGTTTGCGTGGCTTGTATGGTTTGGCTTTTGGCTGCTGAGTAACGATCTGTTCGGACGTTTGAAACGTCAGTTTGCAGAACACGCACTGCCGGCGCCGGCGCACATCAGTGGCTGACCCTTTACTGTGCTTGACGCGCGTAGTGCCTTGGCATTTCGGGCATAGCATACTCTTCGTCCTCTGTTGGGTGCCGCCAGCCACGCATGTCACAGTCGTAACAGCCCTGGCCCTTACAGTCTTCGTGTGAAACAACAAACTCCCACAGGCCGGGAAACCGGCTGATCAATTCCCACTCAACCACCTTGTGCCTCGCATAGTTTCTCTAGGATCTGTGAATGCGTCGTGCGTCGCAGCTCAATGAGCCCTGACAGCCAGCCCTTGACCTTTTTTAGGCTGTTCAACGTCGCTACGGCTGAGCCACAACGGACCAGCTCATCCTGAACAACCTTCTGATTCGCAGACAATGTGCCCCGCTTGGGCGCTTTCAATTCAAGGAAGATCGGCACTGATTGGCCTGACCACCAATATTCTTTGGGCACAAAGATTTCGATATCCGGCCAGCCTGACCGCATGCCTAGCTTTTTCAGCCTTGCCTTGTACGCGACATGCCGGTTGCCCTCATTCGGGCTATGGTGAAAAACTGAGCCGGTAGGCAAAACCTCAGCCAACCACTGCACCACAAGTGTCTGCAATTGGTCCTCAGTCATCAGCTGCCGTCCTGTAAAAGCTATTGGGCTGGACCTCACCCTCAGTCACGGTCATGATGTTCATCATGAAACGACCTGATGGGATCATCCTGTCCGGGTGGGTCAAAGGCAGGCACCACCGCCGCACGACAGTGGCGTGTGATGCGCCTACCATTTCGGCTAGCTTGACGTAGGACCAGCCTTTTTTGCGTCTGAATTGATCAAGTTTCATACCTATCACGTTAGTGCACTTGACATTTGCTGTCTAGTAATAATACGTTGTTTTTCTATTTAACAGTAAGTGTCAAAGGTGCTATCATGTGGACTATGGTCAACAATCTTGACAAAATGATCGCCGCGTCCGGCATGGCAAAGAAAGATGTGGCAGCTGCAAAAGGCGTCACACCCGAAACGCTAAGCCGGCATATCTCAGGCCGAATCAGTATTACCCGGCAGGATGCAGACGATTACGCGCGCATCCTTGGGTGTTTGGCGCAACAGATAATGTTTGTCACACCGCCGCTGCCAATTTTGAATATTGTTAGACCCATATCAGGGTCCAAAGATCCATTGCAAATCATTAAAGATCCAGCACAAAAAGCGCGGGCGGCTTATGTTCCTTTCTACTTTGCAAGAGAACACATCGTGTCGCTGTGGGAACTGCCGCTGACGTACCAAGGTAGATATACAGAGTATCGTAACGCCCTTGAAATTCTGGATAGTTCCAACATGCACACCGGCACAGTCGGAGCAGAATGCGTTATGCATGTGTGTTACGCAATGGCCGATAATGGCATCATTTACCGCGGCATGTTGTACCCAGAACCAGGCGGCAGCTACACGCTTCACAACGCAGATGAAACAGCCTTTGAGACAAAAAAAAATCTGATTTTGCAATGGGCAATTCCCGTTACCGGCGTCGTTTTTCGGCCTGAGTTACGAGGCGTAGAAATCGTGTAGCGGCGCCTCAAAAATCTAATTGCTTGACGTTAGAGATCAAGTCCCATACAGTACCCCTCAGTATCAACGAGGGGTATTTGTGTAGATGGGTATCACCACAACGCCAGATTTTGCCAAGGCAAAGAATTATTACTGGCACAGCAATCCAGAGAGCCGGCCCTTATGCCGGACGTATTTCGACAAATGTTACACCAGGCCAAAAGTCTCTTTGGCTTGGGAAATCCTTAAGGGCGAAAAAGATGGCGATAGCGATCTAGCCCGCCACATCGTCAAGCTATACGACAACGACAATGCCAATATGTTTGCCGGGCGTACCGTGCAAGTGCTGGCTGAAAAAGTATTGCTGGGCGACCACCCAATATCCATTGAAGAGGCCGTCGAGCTGGGCGCTGATATGTTCAGCCAGTATGTGCCGCGGGATTGGGATGACGGCAAAGACAAAGCCAAGCATGAAATCAACCGGGGTGAGTTTGCTGAGGTCTTGCGCGCCGCTGTTGATGGCATACAGGATGCAGCAAGCCAGCTGGGGATTAACCAGCTGATAGGCGAGACTGATGTCTATACCAAACTAGCCGGTTGCCAGCTGCCTTACTACGGCAAGCCAGATTTCAGCCAACAGATAGAGCTGAAGACCAAATGGTCAACGGTTGACCAGCGCGCTAAGTCCGGCAAGCGGGCGGCTAGCATGCCCAAGACGCCGACCTGGTCTCACTTGTGCCAAGTGTCTGGCTACCGTGCTGGCACTAACAAGCCACAGGCTATCGTGTACGCCCGTGCCGGCAGCAATGCTGTCTATACCGGGCGCAATGACGATCACCTCACTGATGACGGCCTAGACGCTGCGCTGCGCCATGTCATCGCTAAATGCAAAATCCGTGAAAACCAAATGAGAGCTGCAAGCAGTACCGACGAACTGCTGCTGCTGGTCGAGCCTGATTTCGGCCATCTGTGGGGGTGGGATGTGCACCCCGACGTTTTGGATGAAGCCAAAAAGCTATGGGGGTTCAAATGAACAAATTGATTCGCATGCATATCGATAACGCAAGCCCGTCGGTACGCCGGACGTTTCGGATCACTAGGTCTGTGGTCCGGGTCATAGGCTTTTTTGTAATGCTTTACGCTGTCTTGCTGGGCTTGTGGTGGTCGGTCACCGTGATCTTTGCAATGACGCCGGGGGTGTAGCCATGGTCCAGCAATCATTATTTGAAGCGCTGGCCGTGCCGCGCAACGCCCGTGAAGCCAGGTTTCTGGATTTTCATCAAGCCAACCCGATTGTCTACAAGCTGTGGGACCGCTTCACACGCGAGGCCATCGCCAAGGGCTATGAGCGGGTTGGCTCACAGATGATCATTGAGCGCATCCGTTGGGAAACAAATATCGTCCTGACCGATAGCACAGCGGATGGTGAGCCGCTGAAGATCAACGACCATCACAAACCGTATTACGCCAGGCTTTGGATGCGGAACAATCCGCAACACGCCGGCATTTTTGGAACGCGAACAGTAGAGGGTGACAATGACTGAAACAGTGAACAAAGAGCTGCATACCGCGATTGCAGCTGCCATGGGTGATATCAAGAGGCTGGAAAAAGAGAGCCGCAACGCGCATGCAAACTATGACTATGCCGGCATCGATGCGTTTATGGATCTATGCCGCCCGATATGTGCCGCGCATGGCCTGCACATACAGCCAAATTGCGTGGACTATGAGCTGATACCACAGGCAAACAAGATGTGGGCCAAGTATGTTTTTGAGTTTGTTGTCGCGCACAGTAGCGGGCAGCAAACAGCGCCACAGAAAAGCGTGGTGTTTCTGATGGTCACCGGGGCTCAGACCAGCGGTAGCGCACAGTCGTATGCCTTGAAACAATTCCTGCGAGGCTTGCTGCTGATCAGTACCGGCGACAATGATGATGCCGACGCCTTCGACAATACTGAAATCGTCGTCGCGGACACGCAGCAAACAAAGCAAGCCCAGCAATCAACCGCGCATGAACAGGATGACGTTTGGCAGAATTGGTATGAAACCCAGCTGAGAAGCGTCCGGTCCATGAACAAGCCGGCAGCGCAAGCGTGGGCTAATGAACAAGAAAACAATTTGAAGACGCTAGAGCAGCATTACCCAGGGCTGTTCAGAAGCTTGAATGAGGCATGGGAAAACGTAATGGAGTCGATGTAATGGCCGGTAAAAAACCGCAATTCAAAAACAGCAACCTAAAGCTAAAGGCTAACCTTGAGCATGGGCAAAAAATCGAGGCGTCCTTTTGGTTCAATATCGAAAAGGATGCTGCTTTGGTGGACGCGCTTGAGCGTTATTATGTCTTGAATGACGCAACGCCAGCCGTGCAGATCCAGATCGTCACGCAGAATGGCGACGAAAAAAGCTGGGATGAGGCTTGCCGCTTCAGCTTGTTTCTTCCTGATGACAGGAAAAAGGAAATCCTGGACTCAGTTCAGCCGGCACAAGCCGCGCCACCACCAGCGCCGGCTCCACAAGCCCCACCAGCGGCCCCTGCACCAGCGGCCCCTAGTCCTGGTGGTTTCCCTGGTCCGGCGGCGCCTACAGGCGGCTATGGGGGCGGCTATGAGCAATCAAACTAAAGCAATGTTTACGCCGCGTGAGGCAGCTGAATTTTTGTGGGGCGAATGGAATGCAACAACCAGAAAACGAATCTATCGCTGGATCAAAAACGGACAGCTCAAATCCACAAAAGATGGACGATCTTTCTGGATTCCAGCTGCCCAACTCTTTCAACTCACAGACGTTGATCATCCCGGTGCCGGGGGAAATCAGACTGGTGGTGATGGGGAAATTGGTCTGCAAATCGGTAACGGCTAAACAAATGCTGGACATGGGCGCTAGGTTCATTGAGGCCGGCATTGAACAATTGAAAGATGAAAACTGATGTTCGGCAAACTTTACAAAAACACCGCTGAATACATCGACAAAGCTATTTTGAACCGGCCCGATGGGTTTCCGGTTTGGATGTCAGTCGAGGACTGCCGATTAGTCTACCGGCTGTTGGATGAAGCCGCACGTCAAACGGATGATAAGCATCTGCACAGCCTATACAAGCGGTTCGGAACCCAGTGGCAAGTCAAAGTGATGACCGGCCATGCAATCTATGATGGAGTCGAAAATGGGAAGAAAGTGGACCCCAGCGCAACGGATTAAACAATCCGCTGCCTCGAAAAAATATGGGGCAAAGCGCCGTTACGATGCTTTGCCCTGGTATAAAAAGATAGCCGCCAAGCTGGGTTTGTTTTAGCCCCCAAAGATTGCGGCAGATGCAGCTGAGCGGGCTTTGTCCTGCTTGGCTTCATTCTTCACATAGTGCCCATATTGCCGATATGTGAACGCGCTGTTGCTGTGGCCCATCAAGCTGGCTACCTCAGCCCAATCCTCGCCCAGGCCCGACAGCTGCACACTGGCAAAGAAATGCCGCATGTCACCCCACAAAATAGGATCGATGCCGGCGCGCTCGCAACAGCGCTTGATCAAACGTGCCAGCTGCCTTTTCATCGTCGGCGTCCCAACGCTTGAAGCTATGACAAAATCATCAGCTTGGCTGTATGGTGATTGCAGCTGGAGCTCGCGCAGTTTCTGCATGACCTCAGCCGGCAGTGGGATGAAACGGAACCCACGTTTGGTTTTTGGCACCTTGATGTCTGAGTTTGAGTCATGTGCCATAGCCTGTTGTATCTTAACGCCGCTCGCTTTGTAATCGACACAACCCCACTGCAATGCGCGCAGTTCGCCTTGCCGCATGCCGGAAGACAGAGCGAGCAGAACAGCGGCTTGCCATTTTAGCTTTTCGCCGTCGATCCCAATACTAGCAAGGCGCTGCATGGCTTCTGGTTGGATGCGTGGTGCCCGGTTTGATATCTCGCTGGACATGCCAAGCGTTACTTTATCCAGCGGGTTGATGTCAGCCCAGCCTTTGATCACGCAGTAATTTATAAACAGCTTAAAGCTTTTGATGCGTTTCTCAGCTGTTGCTTTGCTTTTGCCTTCTGCCTTGATACCCCGGACCAATGCCGACGATACCTCATCACGCACCGCCCGACGCAACAACTTGTTAAGATCATGCTTGGCAAATGGTTTGCCTTCAATACGAATGTTGGCGCAGTAGCTTACTGACCGTCGAATATCATTCAAATGGCCGGTAGATAAAACGCCATCTACCCAACGCTGTTGTTGCATGGCTAGAAATTTGTCGATGGCCTCAGCGCCAGTGACGCCTTGGCCGTGCTCTATAACCATGCCAAGAGTGTGCTGGGCTAGCAGCCGGTCAGCTTCAGCGCGCGCCTCTTGTTCCGTTGCGAAATTGCCGTGCCTGTCATTCAAACCTAGGCGCCGGGCATTGATCACCCAATACCCGCGCGCCTCGTTGTATTTGACTTTAAGCTGTTTCATATTCTCACCCTTTTTTGATCTCTTACGAATCAAATATGACATCTAATGTCAAGGATATCAAGAGGGGCAGCAAAAAAGTAGTACAAAAAGTAGTACAAAACGCAAAAAACGCCCCCGGCCTTACCGGCTGGGGGCGGATTAAACTATTGAAATATAATAATTAAATGATGGCGGGAGTGACGGGACTCGAACCCGCGGCCTCCGGCGTGACAGTGCGGCGAAATTGTACCATCTGCGGCGAATATGAAGGAATACAGGGGCTTACAGACCCACTGAGTGGCCGTCTAGGGACGTAGTACAAAGTAGTACAACGCCAAAAAGTAGTACAAAGTAGTACAAAGTAGTACACTACCATTTGACCTTTGCGGCCCAGTAGGAGCCGCTGAGCTTTCCGCCTTTCTGGATGTACCCTTTGTGCCGGGCCATGAAGCTTTTACGCCGGTTCTTTTCTTTCGATGTCTTAGGGTTTTTGCCGGCACCCTTGACGCCCTGCTGACCAAACCTGATGGTCTTGATCGTGTCGCCTTGTTTCGCCACAACGACATGGCTTTTGGTTGGGTGGTTAGGGGTGCGCTTTGCCTGGTTGTACCTAGACAACCCCAAGCGAGACAGACGCGGATCTCTAGCCATTGTCTTTCTTCTTAGGCTTGAACCCGCCCTTTTTCTGTTTCATATAGGACCAGGTCTTTGGATCAATAGTGCTATTCTTTTTAGAACGGCTGGTGCCCGCGGCTTTGCGCTTGTTCATGTTCTCGTATAGACTCATGCGATTAACCCTTCCCGGTAGCCATTGTTTCGGTCATATGTCAGCAGCTGCTTGCGCGGTTCATGCACATAGCTGCAATGCACCCAGCCGGTGTTGCCGCCTGTGTAACATTCGAGAATGAGCTGATCGAACTCTAGGTTGTCCCGTATCCATTCAGCCAGCTCTAGATTGCTAACGCCGGGCACCTCAAAATCAGCTGCCTGACCCTTAGCATGCTGTGATTTGATACTGCTACCCACAGCCAAGCACAGCTCTGGGCTACGAAACCCAGAGCTTGGGACAAACGGTACGCCATAATGGTCCCGCACTGGCTGCAAAATGTTTTCACACAATTTCACAAGCGCAAGTATTTGCGTGGAATCTGGTGTATTGTCTAAACCTTTACGCTCAGCAGTTTGAGATTTTGTGAGCTCTTGTAGGCTAAAGTTAGGTGACAGCTGCATAGCTACCTCTTCACATATTTGCTGACAGCCCGGTTACCAAACCAAAAGGACATGATGGCTGCGAACAGACCTTGCGTTTCCCCGCTCCACAACAGCTCCACAGCGGCTTTCCAATCACCGCCGGCGTCTAATACCTTCACAACGATGACCGCCTCTACAGCGCAAAATAGAGCGAAAAAGGCGTAGGTTATGACAGGGCGTACAGAACCACGCAGAGCATTAACAAAAGATCCCGCATCAATGCTTCGGTCATGCTCATAGATCCCTTTTGATTCGCTTATGTCTGCCTGCATATCAAGCTCTTTAAGTTTCAGATCTGACTGCACCCGCAACAGCTCTATGCGCTGTTTGTGTTCCTGACTAGCCTTGAAATAGTTCAAGACCTCTGGCAGGAAGCTGGTGCCAAAGCCCAACAGGCTACCCAACAAAGACATCATGATGACAGAACCCCTTTCGGATGCAGCTTGCATTGGTATCGCATGGGCTTGTATCTGGGCATGTACTTGTGTACCGCGCCAGCAATCTCTAAAGCACGGCTCTGGCATGCTGGCTCAGTGCGCTGCCATGTCTGGCTTTCAATATACATGCAAACATCAGGGCTACCGACCAGGCAGGCCACAACGATTGCCTGGTACATCAGCCGTAAACCCAGCCCAATGCAAAAGCAGTTAACCAAGATAGAAAAACTATTTGCGCGACATCCATGCTGTGGCCCCCATGTAAGCGCCCACAACACCAGCCTGCGCTATGTAAAATAGGCCAAGCAAATCAGCCAATGCGGCTACCCGCTTGTCGCCTATGACGGGCATGAACAAAACGATGCTGAACACAATCATGCTGAACATTGCAACCCAGGCCATGCGTTTCTGAGCAGCTGCTTTTTCCTCGCGCAGCTCAAGCTCCATCATTTCTTTTTCGCGCGCTAGCTCATCGTCAGTAACAACGCCGTCGCCATCCAAGTCGAACTTAGCGTAACGGCTGTCTGCCTGTAGTTTCTTTTGCGTCATCCGATAAAAGCCTGTGCGACTGAGACCATGAGAAAGACGAAACACCCGACTGCGACGAGGACAACAGCGGCGATAACGAGGAAAGTTTTAAGCGCTTCTTCAAACTCTTGAGCGTCACGAATCTTTTGACGACGCGCCGCCTCTTGCGCCTCTTTCTGCTCCCGCAACCTCTGTTGATAATGTTGGTGGATCTCATCCCAGGTGCTTGGCTGTCCTGCCGGCTTAGGCCATCTTTGATTGACCATGATCTGTATTTGATACATTTCCTCAGCGAGCTTTTTGCTTTCGAGGACGGCATCGATTGAGCTGCGGAACGATATATCGCTGACGCCGGCTTTCTTTGAGCGCTCTTTGTCTAGGGCGCTCTTGGCTTCAAACAAGGTAGTCACATGCCCAGACAACTCAGATATATCCTGGCAATCTTGGACCCGCTCTTTGAGCCATTTGATTGAAGCCGACGCAGCCGAAACCGCGGCCAAGGCTGTGGTTATTGGCTCCATATCAGTCTCTTTTTTTAGGGGTTAGATTCTTTCGGCTAGCAAGAGCAGAATGATGGCGGCTGCTTGTCCAATCAGTATATGTTCGATTCGTTTAATACGCAGGATAGTCTCTTTCCACCGCTCGCTGCACACAGCTTCATGCGTGTCAATCTGAGACTTTACAGATTGAGCAGTTGGCTTGTCCATTATTCAGGCTTTGGATTAGCTGCTTTGATTTCGGCAACATGGGCCTGCCATGCTTCAAGACCGTTCTCTGTAATATACTCTAATTGACTGGCTGGTGATCCGTAGGCTTCCAATCGTGCAACAAGCCAATCTGGAGTTGGCGTGTCGTCAACTGGTTCAGGTTTAGCCGAGGCTGTGGAAGTGGCACCAACTGAAATGAAGCTTGGTGCAACGCCTTCTTTTGGTGCAAACTGAAATGCCAGATCATCTACATCCTCTTGTGTCATGTCGGCTGATAACCGTAGTTCAGCCCAAGAGCCATCGGCATAACGTACAGTAGCTATACCGTTCTCTAATTTTTCTACGTTGTACTGTGCCATCATTATTTCCTTAGTAAACATTCAGACTTAGGTTGCTGCTACAACAGAGACCCAAGATAAATTATCTTCATCCCATTTATACTCGTATTCTTCGGCATTTTCTGGATAGGCAACAGGTGCTTGCCAAAGACAGGTATCTTCATTTAGCGTCCAACTTGGAAATGGTGAAGGTGGAATAAACGCATCACGAGCAATGTCATAAGTGTAATTAACGCCAGCAAAGTTTTTTCGTAAAGGAGTGCCTCCTAAAATATGGACACCACCTCTGGTATTGTAAGATGTTTGTATCCATTCCCCTGCGCTATCGTCTATAAAAGTGTCGAAAAAACTAGGTTCGGCAACAATAACTTTAGTCACGATGCCATCTTGTACTTTTGCATAATGTCCCATTTATTGCTCCTATCAACCTGTTAATTCAAACGTACCGGATGAAGTAAAGGTGTGAATTGTGTTTCCACCAGCCGTTGTTATTGTTCCACCTGTACCTTTCTGTGAACCAGCATAAGCAATAATTACAATGCCAGAACCACCAGAATGATTACCGGCCCCTGCACCACCACCTAAGTTTGCTGCTGCATTACTACCAGAGGAAGCCCCACCTCCTGAACCACCTGATCCGGGGTTTGCAGGAGAGTAACCACCACCGCCGCCAGCATAAGTTACTGATGTTCCTGATATAGAACTTGATTTACCAGCACCGCCGTCACCACCATAAGCACCACCACCAGAAGCACTGCCGCCTCCACCGTTAGCACCACCACCGCCGCCTCCGGCCCATTGGTTTGCTTGGTTGTTGTTAGATGCTCCACCGCCATTTCCTTGTCCTGCTGTACCAGAACCACCATAACCTACGTTTCCTGTGTACTGCCCAGAGCCGCCTCCTCCACCAGAGCCGCCACTGTTACCATTAGTACCAGCAGCCTGTGAGTAAGGAGAACCAGCACCGCCCCCTATTGAGGTCACGGAAATGTTGCTTATGGATGAATTAGAACCATTTGAAAATCCCGCTCCACCAGCACCAACAACAACACTTAATGAGGTGCCTACAATTACTGTTGATGTGCCGGTTAGAAAACCACCAGCACCACCGCCGCCACCGCCAGCGTTCCAACCTTGACCGCCGCCGCCACCACCGGCTACTGAAAGATATGAAAGGTCTACAGTGTAATCGGAAGTGCTTATGTGCCTCCACCTTGTTCCATCATATGTTTCATAAAGTGATTCAGTTGTATTATATCTAACCATGCCAGTAGTAGCGGAAGATGGACGCTGTGCTGTTGTTCCCTTTGGCATAATAAACGCTTCGGTTGAGCCAGACAGATCAATAGTATTTCCATTGCCATCTAAATTACCACCAAGCTGTGGTGTCGTATCGCCTACCAGATCGCTTGTGATTGTGGTCGGCTCAAAGTCTGTGCTGGTGCTGTTATACGCGAGAACCTGACCATTGGTTGCGCCGGTTGTGTTAACATCATTCGCATCGTTGATGCTAAAGTTAGATAGCTCGAATGTGCCGTAAGCAACAATATCTACGGTGTCATCAAGTGCTGCACCTGATGACAACACAACGCTAGTACCGTTGGTTGCTGTAAAGTGAGTACCGTCAATTAGTTTGATACCGTTAAGGTACACATCTACATAACCAGCATCGTAAGTAGCAGCAAAGCTAGTCTGCCCCGATGTTGCTGTATATGTATTTCTTTCTGATGTTCCGTTTACTGATGAGCCAGCATTTTGAAAGCCAGAAGAACCATAAACTTTCATAGCGTTGTTGGTTGTATCAAACCACAAATCGCCGGTAGTTGGTGAAGATGGTGCTGTTGCGCTGATAAAATAAGTATCAGCAAAATTGTTAACATCAGAAATATTTGTGGCAACAGTATTCACGTTAGTTATGCTACCGGCAACACTGTTCACATTTGCAATGTCGGTAGCTACAGTTCCTATATCTGTAGTGTCTGACGCTACCGTTGTTACATCAGAAGAAATGCCAGCAACAGTAGTTACATTTGAGCTAATTCCTGCAACAGTGTTTACGTTTGTCTGATTTGAGCCAGTAAGCGCAAGTTGACGCCAAACTGTGTTGGTCAAATCATAGACCTTCATCAGATCATTGGTCGTATCGAAATATAGGGCCCCATCCACAAGCGCGTTTCCGTCGTTGTCTTGCGAGGGATCTGAGGACTTTGCCCCAAGGAAGCGATCATCGAATGTATCTAGCGCTGCCTCAGCAGCTGCCTGCGCTGTTTGGGCGGCAGTTGCAGACGTTGCAGCGTTTGTTTCTGATGTCGCCGCATTTGTCTCGCTTGTCGCCGCATTGCTTTCGCTTGTCGCTGCATTGCTTGCTGATGTAGCGGCAGCTGTGGCGCTGTTAGCAGCGTTTGTCGCGGAGGTGGTAGCTGACGCTGCGTCAACAATCAAATCCCACTTTGCAGAATCAGTGTTTGAAGACAAAGGCACGGCGCCGCTAGATGTGTGCGCTGTGTTTGCTATATAGATATTATTGTTGTTTGTGTCTTTGACTATGTCGCGCTGATTATATGCAACGCTGGCGGACCAATTCCCACGGAACGTCCCAAGCTCTTGCGCGATAGACAGGTTGCCGCTGCTATCAAAAGCAAAAATCTTGTTGGCCCGGTCAGCAGCGCTAACCGTAAATTCAGAGCCAGTCAGCGTATTAGTGACAGACGCCTTGATAGATCTGTCGATTTCTTCTTGCTGTTGCTGCTGTATAAACGTCAGCCGGTCAAGAGCGTCCTCATGGGATTGCGCTGGGAAAGGATCGTTTTCAACGTAATCTGTGCCTTGCGTTAAAGTAACGACGCGCTTGATTGTTATCGTTTCACCACTGGCAGGGCGGTAATCTGTAGTTGAGTATTCTGGATCTGAGCTGTTCCCGGTATTATATTTGAACGTGACGTTGCCGCCAGACGCGCTGCCTGCACCAGTGACGATATATTCGGTGTCGAGCGTTTGCGTAGTCTCAGTGCCGTTAGCGTCGCGGATTGTTACTTGCAAATCAGCATTAGCAAAAATCTTGAACGTATAGCTGAAAGTCGCGGTGCTACCGTCACCGTTATAGCTCACTTTGTTGGTAGTGCTACTGACTGCCATTTTACTTTACTCCTAATTCCCTGAGCGCCTGCTTTTCATAAAACACACGCGCAAGATTTTCGTCGTCAGCTAGAAGCATTGCGAACCCGGCTTCCAAAAACCTGTCTTCCGCGTTTTTGATATCGTTTGTCCGTTCATCGTCATCACCATTGGCAAAAGACATCGTTGTCATTAGCACCTGGATGTATTCCCGAAACGCATAATACCCGCCGTTCAAATCCAGGCTCACTTTGTTTTTTGCATAATCCATTAGCTTGCCGCGGTTCTTGGCATCCAACGGGATACCTTTATATCTTTTGACATCGCGAGATTCACGCAACGGAACACCAAGCCGGTATAGCTCTTCTTGCCACGGCTCTAGTTTTGCGCCATAAGACGTTTTGAAAGGCGTGATGCTGTTCCAGATTGCCTCAGAGGGGTTTACCTCAAAGCTAGTTCCAGAGGTGCGCGGGTTGCCCAATACATCGAATTGATATGAATAGTTGTCTAGTTTGTCTTGCACATAGGGCAAATTCATCAGCTGGGTTTCCCAGCCATATGCAACCTGGTCATAGAAAAACTGTGCACCTGTTGTGGAATCTAACTTTTTAGCAGTGCCTACCAACCCATACGGAACACGCGGGTATGGGTTATTGGTGCTTTGACTTTCTTTATACATGCGCTCGACATCTTCAAGCGTGTAATAATCAAGCGCTTTGTTGACTTTGCGGATGCGCTTATCACTATCAGTCATCCGCTCAACGCCACGGATGGCAGAACTATAAGGCGTAGGCAACGCGCCAATCGTGCCACCAAAAACGCCATCTGTTAGGACGTTAATGTCTTGGTAGTCAAACGCCCGCACAATATCACCAATGCCTTTGAGCATAGGCAGATCGCGAAAATATTCAGCTGTTGCCACTGCGCTAGCGGTAAACAAATCAAGCCGGTCTTCCGGGTCGTAGAAAAACGTCTGGTGCCGGGCTGTGCTAGCTGCAATTCCAAGCAACGCGGATACAGGCTCCAGACCTTGATAACTGACGTAGATCAGCTCGCCATTCGGCAAACCTGTTTCTCTGTTGTATTTTGGCAGAGGATCGCCGTCGTCGTCTGTAGGCCACGGCGCTAGGCCACGTTCTGCCCGGTCATCTTCATCCCCAATAAAGACCAAGCTGTAAGGCTGGATGTTGCGTAGTTTCCACATTTTTTGCAGCTGTGGGTCGCGCGGATAAGAACCAGTGATATCACCATCAATAGCCATATTATAAAACACAGACATGGTGCCGGCGCCCATAGATAGCCGGCCGAGCGCGCGCTGTTGTGCGCGGGCGCCGTTTTGCCCCAAAAGGTTTTTGCGTATGGTGCTATCAGGGTTGAGCATTGACGCGCCAACAATCAAAGGGTGGCCTTCGCCCACACGCCGCATGCCATTTGTCGGCGCTTTTGCAAACGGCATCAAAAGCTTCCCAACCCAGTTACGCCGAAAGTTAGTTGTGAATGACCCCAGCATGCCGTTGCCTAGATCATCCGTTAAGGTGGCATATCTGGACGCTGCATCCATGTCAGCCGCTTTGAATTTGGGGTCCAACAAAACCATGACCGCGTCATCTAGCGCATCTTGCTCAGACTTACCCGCGGCCTTGCTAGCCCGGCCCTGCCGGACAGCTTGCTCATACAGTTCACCACGGCTAGAGACTACCCGCCAAAAATCGTCAGCTGCCATCAACCCGCGACCAGGTATTCTTATCATCCGACCTAGATGGTCAACGATCTGACCAGCCGTACCGCTGACGTTTAGACTTTCTGAGTCGATTGCCCGTAATGTGCCAGCCTCAATTTTATTCAGCTGGTCAGCCGGCATTTCATCCTTAAACGTCTTGTGCGCCACAGACCACGCATCTCTAAAAGACTTGCTATAGCCATACAGCCGGGCAAACACATCCTCTAAATAGATGCCTTCGGGGTTGACGTTCCGCCCAAGCATGCGCTGTCCAGTGCGGGTAATACCGCCATACGTCGCGCCAGCTGTGTCTGCAAACACATTGTATGTCATGAACATTGGCGTCGCTATCGCATTCTTTAGATGCGTTGGGAAATAGCTCAGAAGCCCATTGATATAGACTTCCATCCAGACATCACTAATTTTTTGATACCAAGCCCCAGCCACATATCTGTTGGCGTTTGCCTGCCCGCCTTCTTGCAACGCATCGAGGTAGCCACGCGCCATATTAGTAGCCAAGCCCGCACCACCGCTTTCGTTCAATACAGCGTTCATTGCATCTACAGGGATATCTGCCCCGGTAGGGATCTTGAACGCCTGCAATGCGCGCGCAATCTCAGTCTGTGCGCCTTTTGCTTTCATCTGTATGCCAGCATGGATTGCCATCTGCCGGCGGAACTTGATCATCGTTTCTGGGCCCGCATCGCCAGCCTGTATCTGGCGCGCCAGTGTTTCCAGCCGGGCTGCTGACTTTTGCAACAATGCACGGACAGCGACCATCTCTTCAGCATTTAATAGCTGGCCGCTTTTTTTACGCAGCAGCTTTTTGGTCAAGCCCAGTTCATCCGCCAACAAATCGCCGGCAGCTGCCAGTGTCTGCTCGTTGGTACGGACGCCACGTTTTTCAGCTTCAATAGGGTTTTTGTAGATTTCGCTGACAGCATTGATCGCGGCGTTCACATCGTCGCCAGACTCCATGTTGTCAAAATTAAAATCTAACCCTTGGTCAGTATCTACCAACAACCGCTGAGGGTTAGTCATTTCAATCAAATCAAGCGCGTCACCTTCGTCAGCCACGCCTGTGCCTGTGCCCCGCACACCTTGCTGCGCCGTTGCAGTCACTGACTGCGCTTGGTCAGCTGGGGTCGGCAAGGCGGCGTCTATGCCGGCAGGGTCAGACGGCAGCTGGATTGCTGTAGCTGCATCGCCGCCGGCGGCATCAAAACGCTGCTTACCTTCAAGGGAGAGAGAATCGGCTGCTAGCTTGTCTTGTGTCGCCTGCGCTGTGGTGCCTTCCGGCATGATCTGTTCCGCACCCGGTTCGGGCATGCGGCCAGCCACACCTGGCGCCACCTCTTTACCTACCCGGCCAGGCGCCGCCTGTGCCGATTTCTGGATAAGCTTACCTAGCAAGCCAGCGAGTTGAACGCCGTCATCTTGCCGCGGTTGATTATCCGCAAACGCGGTAACGCCCCCAGACTGCATAGCCTCGGTGGCTTGTTGACCCGGTGTTGCCATGAAAACCTCAATAAAAAAGGGCGCTCACAAGCGCCCTACTATATATGCATACTACCAAATTTTCGGTGCGTTGACTACACCGTTGTCGATTCGGCAGGCCGTTTATAACTGCCGGTGATATAAAGGTCACGGCTGTTTTGTCCGCTGTTAGCCGCCGCTATTTGCCGGCGTAGTTGTTTTGCCGCGAATGTTTCCTGGCCCCCTGACTTGGTCAGCTCCCGCTCCAGCTGGGCTTCCAAGGTATTCGCTATAGCTTGTTCCGCCATTGATCCACTCCGTTCCTGTCCTGTCTGTGTTCTTAAAGACAGTTGTGTCGTAATATACAACGTCCGCGTAAGTAATTCCATCAATTTCTTCGATATCGTTCATAATCTCGCGGAACTGGTCTGCCTTGTCTGCAAATATCTGCGCTGCATTAGCTGGGTCAAAAGCGTCATCAAACTCTGGGATGTACTGGAATCTGATGCCAGT